ATTGAAAAACAAGATAAGGGGCTGGGTGGAGAGCTTGGCGTAATTAACATTCAAGCCAAACAGCTAGCCAATCGAACCAAATATTTAAAAGGTCAAGTAGACACCATCAACCAAGACCGCACAGGCTACGCCCCCAAAGCCAGCCCTGCATTCACGGGCATACCCACTGCACCAACGGCTGCGGCAGGGACGAATAATGCACAAATTGCGACTACAGAATTTGTAAAAACCGCAATCGCTGCATTGGTGGGGTCAGCCCCAGCAGCATTAGACACGTTAGAAGAATTGGCACGTGCATTAGCTGGCGATGCAAATTTAAAATCCACATTGCTGGCAGAAATCGGAAAAAAAGCCAATGCCACTGATTTTAATGCCTTACATGATTTATTTATTGGTATCCCTATCCCTTATCCACTCTCTACCGTCCCAACAGGTTGCTTAGCGATGAACGGACAGCGGTTTGACACTCGCCGTTATCCAAAATTGGCACAGAAATATCCATCGGGTGTATTACCTGATTTGCGTGGGGAGTTTATTCGTGGTTGGGATAATGGGCGAGGAATTGATAATGCTCGAACAGTACTTTCAAGCCAAGGTGATGCTATTCGAAATATCAAGGCTGGTTCACCAGTCGGCTCATACAAAGGATGGCTAGCCAATGGGGATGCTAAACAGGGAGATACTAATGGTGCTATCAGAATAAATTCTAATGGAGCAAAAGCCCTAATTAATGGAACAGAAAATCACCCTAACGGGAATTTAAACTGGATTTTTTGGGATTTCGATGCAAGTCGCACAGTTCCTACCGCCAACGAAAACCGTCCCCGCAATATCGCCTATCACTACATCTGCTTAGCCGAATAAGGAGTACAACATGACCGTAACATTTAATCAAGACGGCTTTGCCGAAACCAGTGGTGAAATCACCGTGTATTGCACTGATAACCAAGATATTTACAGCCACAGCACCACCGAATATGTGAGCGAAGGCGGTAGCCTTTCCGCGGGCAGTTATTTAGATGCACCGCCACAACCGAAACAAAGCTTTGTCATTGTGCGAGCAGATAACAGTTGGCAATACCAAGCTGATCATCGGGGCACCTATTACAGCAAGGAAACAGGCGAAAAAGTAGAACATACCACACTGGGTGAATTGCCAGAAAATTTAACCGCACTTGCGCCACTTGCTGAACCGTGCAAATGGAATGGCACAGAATGGGTAAAAGATGAAGAAAAAATTGCTGATAATTTTACAACAACCCAAACTCACCTTATCGCCAACATCGATGAGCACGCGGCAAAAATCTACAGCACCTGGACACGCTTTGAGAGTGAGTACCGCGAGCGTCAAACGGCAGCAGAAGCCTTTAGAGCAGCAAATTATGAGGGCGAGTGCAGTCGATATATCTCAGACTTTGCACAACGCGCAAGACTGGACAATAAGACCGCCACAAACCTGATTTTGACACAAGCGGCAGGCTTGGAAAAATTGCAAGTTGAGTTGGCTAACCAACGTATGCGCAAGTATGAGCTCAAAGCCCCTAATCTCACGCTTGAGCAACTACAATCAATCCATGATGACATCATCAAACAAATGGATCACTTAATGGAGGCGTATAACAATGGCTAAGGTGTATTTGGCGATGTATAAACACAAACGCGACTGGCACAAAGAGCCAGTTAAAGCAATCTCTGACCGCATTACTCGATTTTTCACTAAGGGCAAATACTCGCACTGCGAGATTGCCATTGGGCGCATTGAGTTTGGCAATGGGCATTATTATGAGCATGCGACAGTATATGATTGCTACTCCTCATCGGTACAAGACGGCGGTGTGCGTTGCAAACAAATTGATGTGAGCGATAGCATGAAGTGGGATTTAATCCCCCTCACCGATATCACCGAGGCGCAAATCAAAGCCTATTTTAACCGCACTTTGGGTTGTAAATATGACTGGTGGGGCGCGTTAGGTATCGTGCTTGGCATCAAACAAAAACGCTCAAAATATTTTTGTAGTGAGTGGTGCTTTAATGCGATTCTGGGGGTCGAGAACGGCTGGCGGTTTAGTCCAAATCAGCTGGCTGCAATCTTTCAAAAATAGACAAACGGCGGGTAATTCCGCCTTTTTTATCCGTCCGTCTCTACCTAACCGCCCTTTGTTAGCTTAAATATCACAACGCCAAGCGCTATCACTCATTTTTAAATCCTTACAAAATAGCCCTATCTCTCAACAACAGGGCTAAAATTATGACAGATGAATATCTCCATGGGGTCAAGGTGACGGAAATTTCCGAGGCCTTGCGAACACTCACTACATCATCCACTGCAGTTATCGGTTTAGTTGCAACCGCACCAGATGCAGATGCATCGGTTTTCCCACTCAACAAACCCACTCTTTTAACTGGTATCACCGCTGAAATGCAAGCCAAAGCAGGTAAAAAAGGGACATTATCTCGCGCATTAGATGGCATTGCGGACATTGTGAATTGTAAAGTTGTCGTCATTCGAGTGGAAGAAAACGAAGATGAAAGCACCATGAAAGCCAACGTGATCGGTTCAGTCGATAACGAAGGCAATTACACTGGCTTAAAAGCGTTCCTCGTGTCTGCTGCAGTTTGTGGTGTCAAACCACGTATTTTCTGTATCCCGAAATATGACAGCCAAGACGTAACCACTGAATTGTTAAGCGTAGCGAAAAAACTCAATGGCTTTGTGTATGCCTCTTGCGGCACAGCAAAAACCAAAGAAGAAGCAGTGACATACGGTCGCAATTTCTCGCAACGTGAATTAATGCTGATTTTCGGTGATTTCTTATCGTTTAACCCAAACACCAAACAAACCGAAGTGGATTATGCCGTTGTTCGTGCAGCTGCAATGCGTGCATATCAAGACAAAGAATACGGCTGGCATACCTCCATTTCAAACAAAGGTTTAACTGGCGTAACGGGTGTCACTAAGCCCCTTTCTTTCGATATTAACGACAGTGCAACAGACGTGAACTATCTCAACGAACAAGGCATTACTTGTTGTGTCAATCACAATGGCTTTAAGTTCTGGGGATTACGCACTCGTTCGGCAGATAAATTATTTATCTACGAAAACTACACTCGCACAGCACAAGTGTTGAAAGACACCATTGCACAATCCTTTGACTGGGCAATGGATAAAGACATTTCCGTGACTCTTGTGAAAGAAATCGTGGAAGCGATCAATGCAAAATGGCGTGAATATGTGGCGCAAGGTTATTTAATCGGTGGAAAAGCATTTATCAATGCCAACTTAAACACTGCCGCAACCTTGAAAGATGCAAAATTGCTTGTGTCTTATGACTACTGCCCTGTTCCACCGTTAGAACAACTTGGTTTCAACCAATACATTAGCGATGAATACCTTGTGGAATTTGCCGCAAACATTGCAAAAGTAGGAGCGTAAAAAATGGCATTACCTCGTAAACTCAAATTAATGAATTTTTTGGCTGACGGTAATTCTTACCGTGGCCAAGTCACCGAAATCACCCAACCTAAATTAGCAATGAAATTAGAAGCGTATCGCGCAGGTGGCATGATTGGTGAAGTAAAAGTAAATCTGGGCGTAGAACCTTTAGATGTTCAGTTCAAAATGGGCGGTTATATGACCGAACTATTAAAAAAATTCGGCGGCTCGATTGACGGCACGGCATTGCGTTTTGCCGGTGCGTATCAACAAGACGATACAGAAGAAGTCACCTCTATTGAGCTTGTCATGCGCGGTCGTTTTGGAGAAATCGACAACGGCACAAGCAAACCAGGCGATGATACCGAACAAAGCTACACCGTGCCTTTGACTTATTACAAGATCATTGAAAACGGCAAAGACATCATCGAAATTGATTTGCTCAATTCAATTTTTATTGTCGATGGTAACGACCGCTTGGCAGAGCACCGCGCAGCAATCGGCATTTAATTCACACACACCTTGCCCCGAAAGGGGCTTTTATTAAATCCCCCTCCCCCCCTTTTTAAAAAAAGGAGGAGGGGGGATTTTTGGTGAAAAAAGCATAAATAGTGTTATATTTGAAGAACAAAATTTTTAAGAAAAAACATTTATGAAGAAAAAAAATAAATCACAAAAACAACAATACAAATTGGAGAGTATCGGAAGACTCATTCTCCGATTTATGAATAAGAAAAATTCAAAAATATACAATTACAAACAGATAGCAGACGGCATAGACTACAAAAATCCGCGCCAGAGAGAGCTGGTCATCCAGACTCTACACAAACTGAGAGCCCAAGATAAAATAAAAGAAGTAGAAAAAGGCAAATATATGGTGAACCTGCAGATAAAAGAAACACTGACAGGGACGATAGACTTTGCGCTCAATGGAAATGCCTATGTAAGCGTGGAGGGACTGGATGAGGATATCTTCATCCATCAGAAAAATGTAAAAGATGCTTTGCAGGGCGATAAGGTCTTAATCATCACTTACAACTTCAAGGGGCGAAAGCTGGAAGGCTCTGTGTTAGAGGTTTTGGAGAGAGCCAAAGATTCTTTTGTGGGGACATTTGAGTATGTGAAATATAAGGATTTCGGATTTGTGATTTGTGATAAAAAAGTCATTAATACCGATATTTTCATTCCTAAATCTAAAATCAATGGAGCCAAAGACGGTGATAAAGTAGTCGTGAAGATGCTTCAATGGGATATCAATTCCAAAAACCCAGAAGGGGAAATCATCAAAGTATTAGGAAAACCAGGCGAACACGAAACGGAAATACATTCTATCCTCGCCGAGTATGAGCTTCCCTACCATTTCCCTGAGGAAGTAGAGGATTTTGCCAATAAAATCAACCGAGAAATCACTCCCGAAGAGCTGAAAAAAAGGAGAGATATGCGGGAGGTGCTTACTTTTACCATAGACCCGAAAGATGCCAAGGATTTTGATGATGCACTTTCGCTGAAAAAATTAGACAGCGGAAACTGGGAAATAGGCGTGCACATTGCCGATGTATCCCACTATGTGCAGCCAGGAACGCTCCTTGATGAGGAAGCATACAGCCGTGCGACTTCCGTTTATCTCGTGGACAGGGTAGTTCCCATGCTTCCAGAAATTCTTAGTAATGACCTCTGTTCGCTGAAACCAGAGGTGGATAGATACGCTTTTTCGGCGGTGTTTGAGATGAATGACAGGGCAGAGATAGTGAAGCAGTGGTTTGGGCGTACAGTCATCCATTCCGACAGGAGGTTCTCCTACGAAGAAGCCCAAGAGTGTATAGAAACAGGAAAAGGAGATTTGGCTGAGGAAATACTGGCATTAGACCACTTGGCGAAGATTCTCAGAAAAGAGAGATTAAAGAAAGGGGCTATCGCCTTTGACCGCAGTGAGGTGAGATTTAACCTTGATGAAAACAATAATCCTATCGGGGTTTATTTTAAAATCAGTAAAGATTCTAACCACCTGATAGAGGAGTTTATGCTATTGGCAAACAGAAAAGTTTCCGAGTATGTATCTCTTTCCAGAAAGGGCGAACCGACGCATAATACCTTTATCTATCGTATTCACGATGACCCAGACCCAGCGAAACTAGAAGCACTGAGGGATTTCGTGCAGACACTCGGCTACAAAATGAATATTTCCAATTCTCAAAAAATAGCCGAAAGTATGAACAAACTCCTAAAAGATGTGGCAGGAAAAGGCGAAGAAAACATGGTGGAAACTCTAGCGATGAGAAGTATGAGCAAAGCAGTCTATTCTACCGAGAATATAGGACACTACGGACTAGCATTCCCATATTATTCGCATTTTACTTCGCCTATTCGCCGTTATCCAGACCTTATGGCGCATAGACTGCTCCAGCATTATCTGGATGGTGGAAAATCGCCAAACAGAGAGGAATACGAAGAATACTGCAAACACTGCAGCGATAGGGAAAGACTGGCTGCCAATGCAGAGCGGGATTCTATAAAATACATGCAGGTGAAGTTCATGGAAGACAAAGTAGGGCAGGATTTCACGGGGGTAATCTCGGGTGTGGCAGACTATGGCTTCTGGGTAGAAATCCCTGAAAACGGAGCTGAAGGCATGATAAAACTGAGAGACCTGATGGATGATTCCTACTTCCATGATTCGAAGGCGCATTCTATTGTAGGTGCCAAGTCAGGCAAGACCTACCGCCTTGGCGATGAGATAAAAATACAAGTAGTAAAAGCCAACCTCATCCAGAAACAATTGGATTTTAAAATAGTAGAATAACAGCAATAAAAAACTCCCTTTTTTAGGGAGTTTGTTTATGTTATTTATTGTATTCTATTATAGTTTGACCGCGGTCTTTTGCATAAGTTCCAGAAGAATTACTTCTATAATATTCTTGTTCTTTAATAGGGTAATTATTGGAATTGATGGTGTACTCATGTTTTGTTTCATATACATTATTTGTAACAACATTACTACCTCCATGATACTGAGTTACTTTAGATTCTTCTTTCATATAAGAAATAGTATTTGTGAAAGCTTCATCATCATGATCTGTAAAGTCTGAATAATTTAATTTATCAAAACCAACTATATTTTTTAGTGGACTATGATGATTAGCATATTGAATAGTAGTGGTTTTATTTTCTTGAAAAGTAATATTTCCTGTTGTGTCTTTAGTTTCAGAAACTTCCACACTTTTTATTGGTCTTTTCTGTGTATCTAATGTGTAAGTGATGGTAGAAGTGGTTATAGAAGATAGAGTTCCGTCTCTATAATCATAATCTTTAGATATCTTTTGTGCTGTTACAGTAGAACCATTGATAGTGTATGTTATATCATTTTCTGAAGTTTTAGTAGAATTACTAAATCTTTTTAATTTTTCAGATGTAAGATTACCATTAGAATCATAACCAAATTCACTAGACATTTTACTATTTATAATAGAGGTAATTAAATTTCCATTATAACTAACATTAGATACATCTCCATCATTATGTATTAGTTTTGTTAGTTTTGTTCCATTGTATATGAAGGTTATTTCTGCACTTAGTTGGTTAGATCTATCATCATAATAAGAATACTTCACAGGAAGAATTCCTATTTCACTGGTTGTGGGTTTCTGAGGCGTTGTAGGATTTGTGTTGTCATTATCTCTGCTGCACGAAATAATCATCGCTCCCATGAGAGCTGAAAATAAAAGTTTTTTCATTTTATATTGAATTTAAAATTAATTGGACAAAGATAAGGATAATCTTTTTATGCTAAAAGAAAAAAAACTCCCTTTTTTAGAGAGTTTTTGTGTTATTTGTTGTATTCTATTGTCTGATAAGAACCGTTTTTTTGAAATTGTCCTGTAGTAGAATTTTTCTTAAGATTTTCCTTTTTGATAGGATAGTTATTGGAGTTTACAGTGTGTTCGTATTTTAATTCATTTACAAATCCACCAGGAGCAGGAGTGGGAACGCCACTTGAATAGTTCGTATGGGTTACTTCCTCCTTTAGGTAAGAAATAATATCAAAAGGAAGCTCATCATCTAATATAAAATCACTGGGAGTAGAAGGAAAAAACATCCGGAATGAAGCGAAACTAAGAGGTCGAGTTTATAGTATAGTAGGTGAAATATTGAACTATACAGATAAAAGTCTAGGTTTAAAGGAAGGAGTTGATATAGTTTGTGAGGCAATAAAGTGGTATGCAGAACAGACTATAAAACTTAATGAGTAGCCTTGAAGTGATTGAAAGTGTTTTACACAACAAATGTAGAGAAATAACTTATGAAGAAAGCATACTATCATAAATGTTGTAAGCGAAAATATGTTGTTCCCAATAATGGCAGAAGTAGACGATATCTGTATATTTGATGATGTTAATGCAATCCGGAAGTCAAGTAAAATGAACATAGTAGTATTTAGTTATGATGAACATAATGGAAGATTTATAATCATAGTTGATAGGGAGGGTAATAGCCTTTATAAAGCACAGAAAATGGATGATTTGTTAGGTATACCCTTTTATCAGCTATTCAGTACATGACACTACAATATCCATAACTTTGGGCTTTTGTTTTGCAGTAAATAAAAATCGTCAAAGCTGGTAAAATCAATAGATTTATGCTTTACATAATAGAAAGGACAAGTGGTGAAAATAAAAAGAATACTAGCTATATTACAAGTTGTAGCAGCCTTAATATTATTAGTGATATTTTCAATTTATGTTATACTGCCCA